CATACAAGGAGGATGACATGACTGCACTAGACGATCTGACAGCACTTCTGGTCAGTCTCCCGAATGCCACGTTGCTTACGGATCAGATGAAGCTTGACGCCCTTGCTGGCTCGCTCATCCCGGATACCGCTCAAGTGTGGCCCGGTAACTCCGGTTATGTCACCACTTATGACACATATTTCGCCGCAATCAGCCTCATAGGCTTCCTGCGTGCACAGCCGGTCGTCCGGCAGTCCTCCTCAGAGGGCACCAGCGTCTCTGTCGACGCCCCAAACTGGGCGGGTCTCATAAGTTGGTACCGGGCCATGTCCCCCATCTCTCAGGCGACAGGCAGCGGCGTCCTGAATAAGGTCCAGATCCCTGACGGGCCTCACGTATACCACAAGAACATGAGCTTCGGAGGAGGTGGACGATATGACGATGTCGATACAGACCTTAGCTGAGTCGGGCCGTCAGCTTTCTTCGGCTGTGCTTCTGGACTCCATTCAGATCCTTTCCGTCGGCCAGCCTGTGACCGTTGGCATCAACGTCACTCGGGAGCTTACTCCTGTCGGCGTTCCCATTCCCGGGCTGGTGCAGACGACCACACTTGCTAACGCTGTGGAGTCCCGTGTGGACGCTGTGTACTCGGTGAAGGTTGCCCAAGGCACAGAGATCTATGCAGGCCAAGCCATTCGCGTCGTTGAATCCATCATGGAGCCTAACCTGAATGGGAAAGTGCTGCTTCTGGACAAGGTTACTAAGAACGGTTTAGCGATGATTCGCAAGGCCGTTGCAAGTGACTTTGAACAGGTCAATCAAGAGGGGAAAGGTAACCTCTGATGGGCGCTGGAGATATAACGATGGGCCAGCTTGCCAGCAAGTTCTCTTTAGCCGCTGGACGTGTCGCTCCGGTAACGGATGAACAGATGCGAACTCTGGCTCAAGTGGGTGTCGGATATGTGAAGACCGCTATCCAGCAAGTTCACGCGGTGGACACTGGCACGATGCTGAACAGCACACAGGCCGAATCCGCTGGCAAGAACACTTACCTGATTGGACCGACGGTAGCTTACGCGACTTATGTGGCCTTGGGCACTAGCCGGATGGCTGCTCGGCCGTTTCATATCACCGCTGCTAAGAAACTCCAGGGCGCTATGAATCAAGGTAAATTGCTGAGAGACCTTGGTCTATCATGAGCGCATTGACGGACATTAGCGCGCTGGTGTCAGTGGCAGGTCTTCCCATTCACACTGGCTACGCACCCACAGGAGCTCAGCTCCCGTATGCGGTTCACCGACCACTTATTGTCGGAACGGTGGATACGGCTCTTAGCGGAGACGCAGTCGGCTGGGATTACCAGACCACCCTCTACGCTTGCGGTGCAAGTGCGGAAGCGTCTATGAATCTGGCCGTGGAGCTCATGCGTACCCTCCAGGGCGCACGTGTAGGCAGCACCACACTCTCAACGTCTATGGGCTATGCAGGTGCCCAAGTCGAAGGCCACTATGAATCCCAAGTGACCGTCCAACTCAACCAAGGAGGTATCTAATGTCTCGTGGCATAGTAGTAGACCACAAGGAGTCCGGCGTTCGTTACGCCATCTCCGAAAAGAATTTCAACGGAAAGGTGCACACGAAAGTTCGTGCCCTGAACCCCGGTGAAACGGTGCTTGGCTTTCAGCCGAAGCGCAAGCCGGAAACTCCGGCCAAGGCCACACACAAGACCGATGGGGCCTCTTCCGAGGTATCCACGGATACCAAGTAGAAAGGTAAGACAATGGCACCTCTCGTTCAGTGGAATCCCTCCACACAGATCAGCCGGGGAAACGTTGCTGTAGGCGTCGCGCCTGTGGTCGTTGACCTGGAAGCACCTTCCGTCGCGGAATTCGGTGCAGGCATCGGCCTGGACTGCTCCATCCAGACGTTCAACGGAACCTCGAGCACCGACAGCACGACCGTCGACTGGCTCTGTGACCCCTCCAGCGAGAACCTTCCTGGCAGCACCACCCACACCATCGATGACCTCGTCATCAAGGGCACAGGGCAGGATGACGCTGACCTCATCGCCGGTCTCAGCATCGGCGACGTTGTCTACGTGTGGCGTCGTGATGGCGTTGACCACGTGGAAGCAATCGCGGCAGGCCAGCTCGTCTGGGTATGGAAGGTTATCGTGACCTCCATCGACCCTCTCGAGGCAAACAACACGTTCGTCGGCATCACCGCACACATCACGGTCCAGGGGCGAAGTGCCACTGCCGTCGCAGTCGTAGCCTGACCGGGCCACACCTAACCAACTGACCAAGGAGAAGAAGAAATGGCATTCAACAGTTACGAAGAACTACAGGCAGCGGTAGAGTCACGACGCAAGTCGATCCTGACTCTGGAGGTAGACATGGGAGGCACCTACTCCCAGGACTACGAGGATGCAAAGAAGGAACTTGCACAGGCCAAGGCCATGAAGGCATTCACTGGTGGGCAGGGGTTCCTCGCGGATAACCTTGCCGACCTTGAAGCACGTGTGGCCGAGACCAAGCCCAAGGCGAATTCCGTCTGGGTGCAGTACCGCAAACTCGACCTCGGGGAGTGGGCACTGCTGGTAAAGCAGACCAATCTCACGCCCATCGACCAGTACGAAAAGGTACTGCCTACCACGTTCATCGGCGTGTACGGAATTGACCCCGTAGACGAAGATGGTAACACACTTGAGGATGCCACTCCTCTCTCCACAGACGGCGCGCTCTTGAGTTCTAAGGGCGTCAAAGGAATTCTGCCGGGCGGTGCTCTGCATCAGGTCGTGCAGGCGTTCATGTCCTGGCAGAACTCGGGGGGCGAAGTTTCCATCCGCCCTACGAAATCGGGCCACGTTTAGCATTACTGCTTGACTTGGCCCTAGAGTCTGGGTTACCTCCGGTTCGCCTCCTTGACGGGGGTAATCCAGGCTCTTGGACTGAACTTGACCTAGAGGTCTTGTCTCAGTGGAAATATATGAAGGAGGCCAAGTGTCCAGGATGTGGAAGACCACTATCCCAGCACTTACACAACTCAAGATTAGGCCGTGAGGAAACGGTAGAAGACTATACAGCATGGTCCATGGAATGCCCCGCTCAGCAAGTCATCGCAGAGGGTCAGACAATGTGGAACACGGCTAATAAGTCGGCTATTGAATCGCACAATAAGGGCAACGGTCCAGACCCCCGGATGGGGACATTCTGGCTTAGCCAACGTGAAGGCGAATCGCTTCCACAGCCGGAACACTAACCAAGTAAGGAGGACAGCATGGCAGACAATAATGTGAAGATCAAAGTCTCACTAGATGGTGCCGATAGCGTCCAGAAGGGCCTCGGTGACATCGGAAGCGGTGCCAGCTCGGCTGACTCCAAGCTTGGCGGTATGGTCAGTGGTGGGCTGGCCGGTGCTGGTAAAGCACTGGTCGGCTTCTCACTGGCTGCTGTCGCTGCTGGTGGCGCTCTCACCACTGGTGTGCTGGGTGCCTATGCAGCGTACGAGCAGAACATCGGCGGTATTGAGACCCTGTTCGGGGATTCCGCTGGCAAGATGGAGAAGTACGCTGGTGAAGCGTATAAGACAGCCGGACTAAGTGCCAACGACTACATGTCGCAGGTTACTTCGTTCTCGGCATCACTTCTCCAGGGCCTCGGTGGTGACACCGAAAAGGCCGGAGAGGTGGCTAACCGGGCCATCATTGACATGTCGGACAACGCTAATAAGTTCGGCTCTAACATTGGCGAGATCCAGAATGCCTACCAAGGCTTCGCCAAACAAAACTTCACCATGCTTGATAACCTCAAGCTTGGTTACGGTGGTACCGCTTCCGAAATGGCACGACTCGTCAATGAGTCAGGTGTCATGGGTGATTCGTTCACGGCCACTGCTGCTAACATCAACGATGTATCGTACGACCAGATCATCGCGGCTATCGGTGCCGTCCAAGATGAAATGGGCATTACCGGAACCACCGCCCTCGAGGCTTCTACCACCATCTCCGGCTCTGTCGCCACCATGCAGGGCGCATTCGCTAACCTCTTGACGGGACTTGGCAGCGCTGACTCTGATGTGGCCACGCTGGCCGGTAACGTTATTGATTCGCTCGAGCAGGTTATCACTAACGTCCAGCCTATCATTGAAAACCTCGGGTCTAACATTGCTACCCTTGGACCCAAGCTCGGCGAAATGATGTCTGGCCTTGTGGGAGCCGTGGCCAGTGCTATCCCTGCATTGCTTGACGCAGGCGTGGCGCTCATCGGTGGTCTCCTCACTGGCATCACGCAGTCTCTCCCTAGCCTCATCACGGCCTTGGTTCCTGGCTTGGTAGGCTTGGTCACCAGCCTCGCAGGCATGCTCCCTCAGCTCGTCGACGCCGGTATGAAGGCGGTTATCGCGCTGGGTGAAGGACTTGTGCAGGCCATACCCGGTCTCCTGCCGTTGCTGGCATTCATGCTCACTGGTATCGCCGAGGGCATCCTGTCAAACCTTCCCATGCTGCTTGACGTGGGTATCCAGCTCATCATGGCATTAGCTGACGGCCTCCTGGAGGCTATCCCGGTGCTAATTGAATACCTGCCGGAGCTCATTCACCAGATCATAACCTTTGTGACAGGTGCCATCCCCATGCTTCTGGATGCAGCTATCCAGCTATTCCTCTCGCTGGTGGAAGCTATCCCCACTGTCATCACGTCGCTCCTGGCTGCATTGCCTCAGATCATAACGTCAATCATCGGTGCAATCACAAGCGCCATACCTCAGCTCGTGGCAGCCGGTATCGCACTGCTGAGCGCACTGGTGACAGCAATGCCCACCATCATCACCAGTATCGTCACAGCTCTACCGGCTATCTTCACCGCTATCTTGGATGGAGTGCTGGGTGCTATACCTCAGCTCATCGAAGGTGGAATCGAGCTGTTCGTAGCGCTTATCGGTGCACTGCCTGAGATCATCACCACAATCGTCGCTGCTATCCCACAAATCATCACCGGTCTTATCAGCGCTCTCGTGGGTTCCATCCCGATGCTCATCAGCGCCGGTATCCAGTTGCTTGTGGCCTTGGTATCCAACATGCCAGCTATCCTCGGTGGCATTGTCGGCGCTATTCCTCAGATCATCACTGGTATCATAGGCGCTATCGTGGGCGCTGTGCCTCAGCTCGCGGCTGCTGGCCTTCAGCTCATCCAGGGCCTGTGGGGTGGCATCTCAGACGCTACTGGCTGGCTCCTGGGAAAGCTCGGTGGATTCGCTTCTAGTGTGGTAGGCGGCATCAAGGACTTCTTCGGTATCCACTCCCCGTCACGACGCTTGCGCGACGAGGTGGGTTCATTCCTGCCTTCCGGTATCGGTGAAGGTGTAGAAGATAGCGCTCAAGATGCTATCAAGCCTATCCAGGATCTCAACACTAAGATCATGTCAGAGGCACAGAAGCTGAACACCACTGTCGCATTCACCCACGACACCAGCGGCATCCAGTCTCTGGTTCCCATGCAGACAACTCCTCAGCAGGCGGGAACATTTAGCGTGGAGGCCACACTAGACCCCTATGCTATCTCGTCAGCTATTGCTGATTCGTTTGCAGCTAACGACCGGAGCCAGGACAGCGCTTCGGTTAGCCTTTCCAAGGATTCCATCAACTCGTTGGCTTCCGCAATCGTTGACTCTATTCGGGTCCAATCACGTCAGGGGGTGAGCGTTCTTGGCTAATTACGATGCTGGGCTCGCATCCAGCTATGTCCTAAGAATGAACGCTTGGGAGGCATCCACTAACGCTTCGGCTAATCAGTCAAGCGTGTCGTGGTATCTCGAGATCATCAAGGGAACTGGTTCCGGCAAGTACGCAGGCGGTCCTCACTACTGGTCTGTGAACATCGGTGGTAACACGTACTCCGGTTCATTCAGCAGTTATGACTTCAGAAATTACAGCCTCCTGACCCTTGCTTCTGGGTCTACAACTATCAACCACAGTGCAGACGGAACCGGCTCTGCCTATATCGGCGGGTCGTTTGACGACGGAAACACATATGGCGTACTCGGGGACGCAACTGCGCAAGGCACGCTCGGTCTCAGCACTCTGAAGGTCGTCCCAGGAACGCCTAGCGGTGTGACTGCTGCACGTGTGTCTGACACGTCCGTGAACGTCTCGTGGGCACAGTCTTCAGCGTCTAACGGCCAGCCTGTATCCAGCCAGATCTACCGCTCCGTCAACGGTTCTTCCTATGACAAGGTATTGGATATTGGAGCCACTACATCAGCCAGCGTCACTTCTGCCGCTAACCAGAAGCTTTCCTACAAGGTAAGTTCGTGGAACTCTGCTGGGTTCGGTGGCACGTC